GATGGTATACTGAACCAAACCCAATAGTTTAAAATTATAAAATATGTCAATAGTTACAGAAAAAAAGTTTTTAACAGAAGAAGAATTACAAACTTTACAAAAAATTCAATCTCAAACTAAATTATTAATTAATGAATTAGGAGAAATTGAGTTAATTAAATTACAATTAGAAAATAGACATAATGAAGCTAAAAAGTTTTTAAATGATCTTTCTATTGTTGAACAAGAATTCACTCAATCAGTTTTTGAAAAATATGGTAAAGTTAATCTTAACCCAAATACTGGTGAAATTACAAACTAAATTAATTTAGTTTAAAATACACCATATTTATAACAAAATAATTTATTACAATGGCAGAAACAATTGTATCACCTGGTGTATTAGCAATAGAAAACGATCAATCATTTATCACTGAACAACCTGTTCAAGCAGGTGCTGCTATCATAGGCCCAACTGTTAAAGGTAAAGTAGGAATCCCTACATTAGTTACTACTTATAGTGATTATTTAAATAGATTTGGTTCTACTTTTTTAAGTGGAAGCCAAACTTATTCTTATTTAACTTCAATTTCAGCTTATAATTATTTTAATAGAGGTGGAACTTCATTATTAGTAACCCGAGTTGTAAGTGGTAGTACAACTACTGATTGGACTCCTGCTACTTCTTCACTTATACCAACTTCTAATGCTGCTACTTCAGCATCTGTTTCTATAAATTTAAATTTCATTTCAGCTAGTGTTGCTGCTATAGGTTCAAGTTCACTTAATATAAATGGAATTACTTTATATTTTACAGGATCTAACACAACTAACACTACTAATACAATTTATATAAATACAGGCTCATTTTCAGCCCAACCTCTTTTAGTAAATGATTATGTTGTTTCATCTTCAGCAGTATTAGCTCTTAGTAGTTCTGTATCACCATATAATTCATATTTGCAATTTATAAGTTCAAGTGCTGCTTCTCCTAATTTAGTTTTAACTTCAACTAATCCTAATGGACTAGCTGGAAATTCTTATTATTTTATTTCAGGAAGTACCACAACATATTTTTCAGGAGGTACTAATACTGAATCATTTATTCTCGAAACATTATCTGAAGGAGAAATAATGAACAGTGTAGGCCCTACAGGATCAAATGGGACTTTATTAAGTGGTTCAGCTAATAATCTTAGATGGCAAATTACTTCTCAAGATATAAATGCAGGAACATTTACTTTAATTATTAGACAAGGTAATGATAATACTACTTCTCCATCTATTTTAGAAACTTGGACTAATTTATCTTTAGATCCTTTTGCTCCAAATTATATTGAAAAAGCAATAGGAAATCAAATAGAAACTATAGCTTTTGATTCAACAACTAATGAATACTACATACAATTAAATGGAAATTATACTAACTTATCTCGATATGTTAGAGTAAAACAAGTTAATTATACTACTCCTAATTATTTTGATAATAACGGAAATCCAAAACCTGAATATACCGGTTCTATTCCAACATCATCTTTAGGAGTTTTTGGAGATGGTAAAGGTAAAAATATTCCAACTGGTGTAGCTGGAAATTATTATGAAAATATTTCTAATACAAACATTCAAGGTTTAACAGCAGCTGCTTATGTTGAATCTATCTCATTATTAGCAAACCAAGATGCTTATGATTATAATTTCATTACAGCTCCTGGATTAATAGGAGATCCTACTAATTTTGCATCTCATTACCCTGTAGTACAACAATTAGTTGATATGGTACAAAATAGAGGAGATGCTATGGCTATAGTAGATCTTGTAGGATATAATTCAAATATTTTACCTGTAACTACTAACGCTGCTAATTTTTCTAATACATCATATGCCGCAGCTTATTGGCCATGGTTAAAAACAATAGACCCTAATTCAGGAAACCAAGTATGGACACCAGCTTCAACTATGATTCCTGGAGTTTATGCTTTTAATGATAGTGTATCATTCCCTTGGTTTGCTCCTGCTGGTGTTAATCGAGGAGTTATAACAAATGTTATTCAAGCTGAAAGAGTGTTAACTCAAGGAAATAGAGATTTACTTTATCAAAATAATGTAAATTCTATAGCTACTTTTCCTAATACAGGAATTGTAGTATTTGGACAAAAAACACTACAGAAAAAAGCAAGTGCTTTAGATCGTGTAAATGTAAGACGATTATTAATAGAATTAAAAGGATATATTTCTCAAATAGCTGATACTTTTGTATTTGAACAAAATAATGTTACTACTCGAAATAATTTTTTAGCTATTATTAATCCATATTTAGCTTCTGTTCAACAACAACAAGGTTTAACAGCATTTAGAGTAGTAATGGATGAATCAAATAATCCACCTTCAGTAGTAGATCAAAACCAATTAATTGGACAAATTTATTTACAACCTACTAAAACTGCTGAGTTCATTATATTAGACTTTAATGTATTACCTACAGGTGCAACTTTCCCTGCTTAGTAATACATTTTAAAAAGAAAATTAATATTTATAATAAAAAAATAAAATGGCAAAATTTACAGTTTCTCCTGGAGTAGCAATCAGTGAAATAGATAATACTTTTTTAACAGGACAACCAGTTCAAGCAGGTGCTGCTATTATAGGCCCTACAGTAAAAGGACCCGTTAAAAAACCAACTTTAGTAACTTCTTATTCAGATTTTCAAACAATGTTTGGAGATTCTTTTATTAGTGGTGGTAATGCTTATTCATATTTAACGTCAATAGCTGCTTATAATTATTTTAATTATGGTGGTACTTCATTATTAGTAGCCCGTGTAGTAAGTGGTTCATATTCATCTGCTACTAGCAGTTATATGCCAACATGCTCAGTAGGCCCAACAACTGGCCTTTCACCATTTGTACTTGAAACTATCTCTGAAGGAATTTTAATGAATAATCAAGGTTCAGGAATTTCTGGCTCTTTACTTTCAGGAAGTAAATATAATGTACGATGGGAAGTTACCAATACAAATACAGGATCTGGTACTTTTAATGTATTAATTAGACGTGGTGATGATAATCAAAATAATAAAGTTGTACTTGAATCTTGGAATAATGTAAATTTAGATCCTAACTCATCTCGTTACATATCTAGAGTAATTGGTGATCAAACATTAAATTACGATTCAAGTAATATCCAAATGTCAGTTTCTGGAAGTTACCCAAATAATTCAAAATATGTTAGAGTAAAACAAGTTAATTATAATACTCCTAATTATTTAGATTCCAATGGAAACATAACTAGCTTACTATACACCGGTTCTCTTCCAGCTACAGGAAGCGGTCCATTAGATGGTGCTTTTGGTGGCGCTACTGGAACAGTAAGTGGATCAATAAATTTATATGAAAATATTTCTTCTAATACTCAAGGATTAGTTGGAACTGATTATAGTGAAATGATTGATCTTTTAGGTAATCCTGAAGCATACCAATTCAATTTATTATTTACCCCAGGATTGTTAAATGATGTTGCAGGACATGCTTCTCAAATTGCAAATATTATACTAAATACCCAAAATAGAGGTGATAGTATGTTTGTATTAGATTTATCATCATACGGAAATGATGTAGCTCAAACTATAGCACAAGCTCAAACTCGTGATACTTCATATGCTGCTACTTATTGGCCTTGGGTTCGCCTTATTGACCCAGCAACAGGAAAACACGTTTGGGCTCCAGCTTCAACAGTAATACCAGGTGTATATGCATTTAATGATAAAGTGTCTGCTCCTTGGTTTGCCCCAGCTGGTATTAATCGTGGTGGATTAACTACAGTATTACAAGCTGAACAAAAATTATCTCAAGGAAATAGAGATTTATTATATGCTAATAATGTTAACCCAATTGCAACATTACCTAAACAAGGTGTAGTAGTATTTGGACAAAAAACATTACAAAAATCCCAATCAGCTCTTGATCGTGTAAATGTACGTCGTTTAATGATTGAATTGAAAAATTATATTCGTCAAATTGCAACTACAGTTGTATTTGAACAAAATACAATTCAAACTAGAACTTCATTTTTAGCTAGAGTTACTCCATATTTAGAAGGAATCCAACAAAAACAAGGTTTATATGCTTATAAAGTTGTTATGGATGATTCAAATAATGGACCAGCAGTAATTGATCAAAATCAATTAGTAGGACAGATTTATA